GCCCAGACGCGGTTCGCACCAGTCACTCCGGGCCAAAGCTGCGCGATGGTCAGATCAGCCGCCAGCACAGCGCCACCGGCCAGCACAATCGCGCCGACCTGCGTGGTAGGCGCTGTGACGCCGTTGGTCGCTTGCAAGGTCATTTCCGACAAAATGACCGACTGCACACGGATTGCCGTTGCGTTCGCGTTGGTCAACTGCGTCCAAGTGAGAGCTGGGATTGTCACGTTGTCATTTCGCGCCATGGTTTTCTCCTTCAGGAATGGTCATTTAGCCACCCGCACCAGCCAAGATATGGCATATCCGGCAGGGTTAGAGGCGATAACCTCTTGCACCGACCAATTTACGCCGTCAATCGTCAGCACGTCGGACGTGCTGGGCGCGATCGTAACGCCATAATTCACCAGCGAATATACCAATTCACCCGCGCCCAGCGCCAGCCCGGTCCGTTGCGTGTATGCTTTGCCGGACGGCTTGGCGGTGAAGGTGTGAACCACAGGCGTGCCGGGCACAGGCGCCCATTCCGGCCCGGTCGGTGCGCCCGTGCGGCTGACCGTGACAGACACCGCGCCAATCCCATCGCCTGCGTCACGGCCCGCCTCGGCATAGGCCAGCGCGACTTCAGCGGCTATCGCGGCGCCGCTCATACCAGCCTCGGCCCGGTCGAATAGCCGTAAAGCCCGCCGCCGATGCACAGGCGGAGCATTGATTCAATCTTGGTTGAGCGCGGGATGGCCGCGCCGCCCTTGCTGGCGTCACCGGTCACGGTCCACTGAATATCGCCCACCTTGGTCAGCACTTTTTGCTCGGCAGGCGTGAACGTTTTGGTCCAGATGCCCGGCGTTGCCACTTCGGCGACGGCTGCTTCGTATGTGGCCTCAACAACATTGGCGCTGTCGGCGGTGCAGCCCGATCCGTCAAGATAGGTAAATTGAATGTAGTCGCTCGCCCGGACAAGCGCTTGCAGCGTCGCGGCGGTGTCAGCAATTACCGTGCCGCGCGTCCCGGCATATGCGATCAGTGCTGCGACAGTGCCGATCATTTCGGGATGCTCCAATAAAGGGGCGGGCCACGACAGCCCGCCCGTTGGTTACTTTTTGGCGCTGGGCATGACGGGCGGCGCGACCGACACGAGCCAACCGCTTGCGATCCACTCGGCAACGCCCTGGTTCTTTGCCAGGTCGGCGGTGACCGGAACGTCACCGCCGTGCTTGACTTCAGTCCCGTCCGGCATGACCAGCGTGCCCGGATAGGTGCTGATGTGCTTTGTCATGGTCAGAGGCCAGTGCCATATCGCACCGCCGCGGGTGTGCGGATGCTCACCGGCGCGAACCGGAACGCCCCGTAGGTCCGCACCTCAAGGCCGTAAGCCTGCGGTGGGAGGAACTGCAACGGCATGGGCATGTGCAGTTTGACCACGCTCGGATCGTTCCGATAGACCACCATCCGGTTCACCAAGTTGAAATCCGAAAAAATGTTCAACGGCAGGCCGGTTTGAGCGGTGTAGACATTGGCGCGCCGGATGAAATCGAGCACGGTCGTGTCGCTCTCCGGGGCAAGCTGGCGCGTGGCCAGATCCCCGAACTGCGCGATCGGCATGACGACGGTGTCCGCGATCTGCGTTCCCAAGCTGCCCGACAGCACGCCGGTCAGCAGCCCATTGACGAACGCGAGGATCGCCTGCGGGGTGGACAGTGCAAAGGTGGCCGCGGACGCCGCGGAGGTGATGCCCGTCGTGTTGAAGAACCCCTCGATCCCCATCTCAGCATTGCCGATCAGCGCCGTGCTGTTGACAAGGGTTTCATATGCCATCCGGGCCGCGTTGGCCGATTCCGTCGGCAAGTTCAAGTTCAGTTGTGCAGCCGCACCGATCTCCTCGATCGAATACGAATACATCACCCCCGCCATGTTGACGGTCTGCTCGAACTTGCCCGACGTCACATCAACGCGCGGGATATCGTCGCCTTTGCCGTTGATGAACTTGGCGCGACCGACCGAATCCTGCGTGAAAAAGGTGACAGACGCCGCGAACGGATTCGCAGAGGTGTCCACCTGCATCAGACGCGGGTAGAGAATGGTGGGGTAGGGCTTGCGCATCACCTCAGCTTCGATGTGGGTGCGCTGCGAAACGACGAAGCCCAATGCGGCGGGCGCGTCCATGATCTGCATGTTCATTTTCTGTATTCCTTACGGCAGATAGACGCGGACCAGATCACCGATCTCGCCAGCCGTCTCGAATTTCGCACCAGCGATCGTGACGGCCAGGTTGTGACCGATCTCGCCTGTTGCAGCGGTGAACGTGACAGGGTTCGCCACGGTGACAGCGGTGGAGGCGATCACAAAAATCGTGCCCTTGCGCAAAATGCCCGCCATTTCATCGACGATGTATTCATCATTCGCGCGGCTCTTGTCCGCGACTGCGATGCCCTCAAAGCCGACTCCGCCGAGGCGAACCGTGCCCGGCGTGGTGCCACTGGCGCCGACCGCACGCCCGAACGGGACGACCGCGGTCGTGACGCGCTTGGAAGCAACGTCCTTGACTTGCTGGCCCTCGGCGACCATTCCGGCATAGCCAAGGGGCATGGCCGCCGTTGCGGCCCCGAATGCGTCTTGAATCGGCATGATTACGCTCCTTTGCCAGCAGAGTTCAGATAGGCCGTGCTGAGGTTCTTGACGTATTCGGCACGCGCGTCGCCCATGACCGTCACGCCCGTCTTGAGCGCATCGGCCACAGGGTCGCCTTTGGCCGAATCCTCTGACAGGATGTCGAACCGCGCGTCGACGTAGGCCTCGGATTTGCCAATCAGGGCCGCATCACCCAAGCGCGCCACGACAGCGGCGCGGCGGATGGCGGCGTCGGACAGACCGGCCGTCGCCAGATCCTTGGCGATCGCTTTGGCCTTGCCGATCAGATCAGCGCGGGCCGCGACCTTGGCGTCAAGGTCGGCGTCGGACAGGATCGACTTGGCCATGTCAGCGATCTTGGCATCTTTGGCAGCCAATTCGCCGTCTTTCTTGTCCATTTCTTCCTTGGTCTTGGCCATGTCCTTCATCAGCTTTTCAAGCGCCTGCGCGCCTGCATCGGTCGTGACGACGGAAAGGCCGTCAATCTGGACCGTCCGCATCGGAATGGCATCGGCCATAATTGCGTCCTTTTCGTCTGTGATGGGGGATGCGCCCCACCGCGCTATGGCGTCACCGATGCGGGCCATTGGCCCTGCACGTCCGGCGGCCACAATGGCGATGTGGTTGCCGACGATGTTGGTCTGTCGCGCCTGATACGCCGTCCCGTCCGGCGCAATCCCGTCGCCCCAGACCAATTCCGACACATAGCCGACGCTCAACTCACGCTTGCCGTCCTGCACTTTTCGGATCGTGGCGGCGTCGGTCAGCTTGATCCCGATCCGCAAATACTCGCCGTCGCGCAGGACTTCCTCGTTCGTGGTTCCGACCGAAACCATGCGAGCCGTGTCGGCCGTCACCAGATCGGCAGGGTGATCATCAGTGACCGGCAGCAATCCAAAGGTTTGGAGGCTGGACTTCAGGAACACCTCGGATTCGTCGCGGTAAACTGTCACCCGGTCAAGGTCGGGCCGGTTCAATTCCGCGCCGAGATAATCCTGCGTTCCGATCCGGGCGGTGCGAACGTTTGCGACCAGATACCCCTCGTCGGTGATCCGCACGGTGTCGAGCGAAGCGAAATCTGTCAGTTTCATTCGTCCGCTCCTTCGCCGTCAGTGAACTCGGCCACTCTGCCCTCCAACCCCGGAAATGCACCGGACTCGGTCAGCATGTTGACGATTGTAGCCGCAATCGCTTCTTGTGGCAAGATATCCATATCATACAGCACTTTCGCGCTGTCAACCAGAACCTTACCCATATCGGCCCGCTCTTTCGCGCTAACCTGGAACAGCGGGCGCCACGTCCAGTGCAGTTCAGGCGGGCGATCTCCCAGCGCTGATCGGATCAGACACTCGTTCAAAATTTCCATTGCCGGGTCGAGTTCCAGCGTTTGAATAACCCGGACGCGGTCGAAATAAATCTTTTCATCGCCTTGACCTGTGGCGTTCATTCCAGCCGCAGCAATCCCGAACAGGCGGGTCATCGGGATGCCAGCCGACGCCGCCACCATCTGCATAAATCGGTCGATGATATCGGGCAGCGTGGCAAAGCTGGCGGTTTTTTGATCGTAGGTGTCTTCAGCGTCCATCAGCAGCGCGCCGTTGATGCCCTTGCCACGTGCGGTCAGGCTTGTCCGGGCCAAAACCATTGTCTCGTATGCCGTGCCGCCCGAACGCAGCCCGTCGTTGAACCCGTTAATGCCGATCACGTCAACTTTCGCCTCGAACACCAGCGACGCGACGTTGGCAATGGTGGCGTCAAGGTTCCGCACGGCGCTGATCGTGGCGTTCAGGGTGCTGTCGCCCCATCCGGGGTGTGCCGAATACCGGTCGTCCTGCACCTCCTCCCCAGTGGCAATCACAAGCCGTGAGGGGTGGATCTCCACCGACGCGCCCGTGGCAGGATTGAGTCGATAGCTGACCGGCATGCCAAATCCGGGAAGCCGCGGGTCGCGCTGGATTTGCCCGGCCGTCACTTCCGAGCGGTTGAGAACGGCCAAATATTGCAGGCCGCCCTTGCCGATCTTGGCAGGTTCCAATGGTTTTGATGCGTCCAGATCGCGCGTGCCGATGTAAATTGCAGCGCCACCGAACAGCCGCGCCCGCTTGAGGTTTTGCATCGTCTTGCTCTGCAAGCCCAACCGCTTTTCCTCAGCCTCGATTGCTGTGATCTGTTCCGCATCAGCCTGCCATTCACGCCACTCGCGAGTCGCATCCTCGGCGGGCAGGTCCACCACGTTGCGGGCGACAGCGCTTGTGCGATACATTGCGACAAGCTGATCATCGGCAATCGTGGTGTCAAAATAATGGGTGTGGGACGCCTTGTCCCGGTCCGTTCCGAGATTGGCAACGATGTTGCGCAAGCCGTCCATGATGCTCATATTGTTCCGGCCCACGAATTATTTACGCCCGCGATCATGTCAAACGCGCGGGTCGCGGCGTCGATCTGATCTTTGAATTTACCCATCGGAAACGTCGCGGCCTCGTCCAAGAAATCACCATTCCAATCGCCTGCCACAATGTCCACGTTACCGGCCTCGACCTGTGCCGCGAAGGGCA